CAAATCTGCTCTTACGCTTCAGAAAGTCAGTCTTTTCTAGAGGTAAGTACGGAACAGATTCAGATTCCTTATCTGCCATGGTATACGTAAGACCAATTTTTGCATACTCTTTTTGCATCGTTGTGTGATTATAATATGGGCGGTCTTTCGACACGCTCATCAAGTTATCATCACCATATGTAGTTAGAGCAACATGATCTTGAAAAACACCAGTATACTGATCCATTGGATAGATGGCATAATATATGTATCTCTGATATAAAGAATTAACAATGGAATTGACGTAGACAGTGAGATTTTGTCCTGAAGGATTAGTCCCATGCATCTGCATCAGTTCCCCATTCAAATTGATCACTGGGAAACACACATCGGTCGCGATACCTTGCATAATCTTGATATCATCGTCAGTGTAATTTCCAGATGCCACTGCAATATGAATAAGTATTTGATATGCCAACAATGTCAAATGGCAACTCATATTCTGATCATAAGCAGTAAAATCACCAGCGACCATACGTTCCTTGCCATATTTAGATACATGCTCAATCAATTGTGTCCAAGCAGGGCCATGTGAATTAATTCCGACAGCACACTCAGTTATCAAAGGTAAGTTAGAGAACCAATGACATATAGTCAAGAATCTCTTCCTTACGTTGATTGATAACGAGACAGGTGCAGCCTGGAAAATCCTAACCTTCTTCTTGGACAACTTGGTTGGTTCATCCTTAGTGCAAGCCTTAAATACAGGATAGCAGCGTTCGCCATTGCGATAAATCTCTTCTTGTTTCTTCGCAAGTGCTACTGCACGTTCATCCATAATTCGAGTAATAGTTCCATCTTCATTATGAAGCATTGTCATGTACTCTTTCTTTGGCTTATTAATAGGAAAACCCATAGAAGTATTAGTCTTAAGTGGATCAACAAATGACATACCTTCTACACCATTGATTGCTTCTTCATCAGTGAGCACTCTAACTTCTTAAGTAATTTCTTACCCAAATCAGTTGATAATGCTTTATCAATTGTACTTGTATAATCAAGAACAGCCCAACTTAAAATCCTTGGATCCATTGTGTGTGAACAGGACCCAACTGAGCTCAAGTACTCTTGATAAGGTTGCCAAGGGGGTATTCTATCTTCGCCCTTCCTACAATTTGCAGGAGGTCCATAAATATTTTCCACACCTGTGGCTTCCTTCACTGATTCTGAAAGTATTGAAGGTGCAACACTAGTTCTAGGTCGC